AGAAGTTTGCCCCATATGGTTTGTTAATGGGAATTCAAGACGGAACGCTCGGCAGAAGGCATACGGGTGACGGTAGTACTGATTGGCAGTTTGGCTGGAAAAAGAACTCTAACGAACTCGCAGACAAAGCAACAGAGATTATAATGAAATGGGATATACGCAGAGTTAAAACCTTGATAGAGTTGTTTCCTGAAATCGTTAAATCATCTTATCGAGGCAGAACTCCCACTTGCTATATGTCCGATGATGCTAACTGGGTTGTAGACTTTATTTAATCCCTTACCCACTGAATGATGCGCTCGTTTATGTACGCCTGCCTTCCGCCACTTGTGATATATAAGAAGTGGCTAAAAATAATCTAAAATAAATCTTGCATATAAACTTAAGTATGATATGATGTATGCAAATGGAGGATGTATGGCAAATAGCTTTGGTGGTGCATTAATGGAAGGCGTTCCAGTAGTAATGACGGCAAAAGACAAAGTGCCTGAAATACTAATGAGAATGGGAAAAGAAAAAGAAGCTCTTGAAACGCTGGCAAAAATGGGGCTTGTAAAGATTGTGATAGTTCCGAATGAACCTAGTCTGCCCCCGAATGTTAAAAGAATAAAATAGGGAGAAACAACAATGAGCGATAACACAGAAGTATCGGATTTCGAAATTCAGTTTGCATTAAGACAGGAAGAAGATCGTAAGAAAGGTATCTCGGCTGTCAATACGATTACAGGAGCTTGCAATTATGGCGCAGGAAAAGAAGTTGCACAAGGAATGATTGATGCCTTGGCTCATGAACATCGAACTTTGCAACAGGATTTCTGGAGAGTTATCAGAGAAGTAGCAGAGAAGTATGCTGATTTCCCCCATGATTTGAGGAATGAAGATGCCGTTGGAATGTGCGGAGAGATAAAGAAGATCGAGCATTACCTCCCAAGATATTGATGTTTAGTTATTACACTTAACCCCATTCCGTCTTAAAAACGGAGTGGGGTTTGTGTTTACCTCGCCCCATCCTCGCCACTTGTCTCATAACAGTAGTAGCGGAAAATACTTAAAGAAAAATAAAAATAATCCTTGCAAGCAAAAACGATTTATGAGACTATGTTTGTGTCGTAAGAGAAAAGAAACAACAAACAGGAGAAAAGATGAAAACAGTAACAGTCAGTGAAATGATCAAGATTATTCGTGAGAAAACAGTCGGTACATCTTCGATAACGGTTGATCTTGATTCCCCGATGGATGGCAAGGGGAAAATGAGAACAACGGGCAATCCTTTCGTAGGTAGGGGAATTGTCAAAAGAGAGTCGCTTAACGGGATGATTGGCTATATCTATGCTAATGCTGTCAATAAGGTCGCAGGGAAAGAAGGGAAAGAGGAAAGGGAAGCCAAACAGCATCCGTGGGGTGATATGGACGAAAAAAGGCTCTTTCGTATCCATAGGGGTAACGGCAAACACTATCTTTCAATGATGGTCAAAAATGCGAATGTCGAAGGATTCTTCGCTCCCGATGGCTCAATGATCAATGAGGACGAAATACGCAAGTTCATTCCCGAAAAGAAAAAATCCTCAACGCAGGATGATCTTGACGGTGAAGTGATTGCAAGGGATTACGGCATGGAAAATATCAGGGCAATCAGGGCGTTCGGTGAGGAATATCTTATCTCTACGCATCCGTTGATTGCTGAAACATTTGCCGAAAAGGTCGCAGTCAAAGAAACCGAAAAGGTGTAAGCTTTACTTAACCGCCCCCTCGTTAGTTGCAAGGCTAGCGAGGGGGCAAAGTATTTAAGGACTTGGCTCTCGCCACTTGTACTATAACAGAAGTGGCGAAAGATAGCTGAAGAAAAATCTTTACATTGAATAACTAGCGTGATACTGTGTTAGGAAATTAAGGAGAACTCAAATGGGAATGTATGATGAACTAGCTGGAACAATCGAAAACCCGATCAGCAATGACGAAGCAAAGGATTTAGGGGTTACTATCGAATCTGACGACAACGAACAAGACGAGTAAATAGTTTAAGAAAACACTTGCGTTATCTAACGGTTGTGATAGTATGTTTAAAGATGAAAACAACAACACAACTAGAAGCTCTTAATAGCATAAGAAAAGCAATGCCTCCCCCTAGTAAGTCTTTCAAAACTAAGAAGGATTACAACAGGAGAGATAAGGGCTGGCAGAAAGAAATATAACAGGAGTGGCGAAATGAAATGTAAAAACAAAAACACCTGCAAGAGAGTTAAAAATTGTACCGATGATTTTCAGGCTGTTTGTAAGCTTTTTGAGGAAGATAAATCAGAAAAGTTAATTGCCAAAGAAGAACTTGGGGCAAGGGAACTAGCTAAGCTAATTCATTATAAAACTTGTAATTGCAACCACACAGATGAATGCGGTTGGGAATATGAAAGCTGGGAAAATCCTAGCGGAGAGTTTTCAGCTAAAACCAGAGCCTTGAGTATTGCAAAGAACATTCTTAAGATAGTAAATTTGCAAACAGCTCTTGACGTAATTAACTGCTTAAAACGGATATAAAAATAATTGTTGACGCATTTATAATCCTGTGTTAGAGTGTTAGCAAGATGAGTACAGAACAACAACTCGAACTCGCAAAGACAAGCAAGGGAAGAATAGAACTTCATATAAGAAGTTTTTTGAGAGATAAAAAATTGACGTTTCATGTCAAAGGAATTGTTAGAGAATTTACAAGATAGGAGTAGCGAAAATGGACAAGATAGACAGAAAAATTTATGACGCAAGAATCCAACAGTTTATAAAAGCCCCACAAGGTTTGTTTATCATGTCCCAAGTAATCAAATCTTTAAAGGATATTGAATCTGTTATGTCTAATATAAATCCATTAGACAAGAATCTTATCGTAGATCATATAACGGATGTGTGGGCAGACAAAATAAGGATGAGTACACTTACTTTTTGAGAGAAACGAAGTTTGCTTAATGGTACGGCTTGGAGTAGCAAGATAAGGCCATGAATAGTGAAGAACTGCTAATTCTATATCACTAAAGCATTTTATAACAGGAGTAACGAAATGAATTCTATGTTTAGAGCTATAATAGTTTTTTGCACGGTTATTATAGGGGTTATATTAACATTTGCCTTCATATTTGCGGCTCAACCTGCCATACCTGTCGAAGTAAGTAAAATCGTATATCATCAAAGCCCTAATTATGAATATGAATCGCTTACAAGTGAAGGTGAAAAAGTAAAGATCGTAACGATTGATGGCTGTGAATATATTAAAAATAATACACACGGCTGGAAGAAAGTTTATACTCACAAAGGTAATTGCAAGAATCCTATTCATATAACAGGAGTGGCGAAATGAAACTTAACCAAAACCAAAAATTTGCATTAGCGATGTGGCTCGGAGAAAAAGTAAAAGGGCTGTGGAATAACATCGGTATTGTTCAAGAGTATGATGATTTTTGTAACGAAGACCCTCGGTATTATGAGTGGAGAATTATTCATAACTTTGGAATGGCAGGCAAAATTTGGAACGTTAATGACGCAATCTATGTAACAGGATATTCTCCCTGTGAATTCCCTAGTGTAAGAGATAAAAAAGAACAGAAGAAACACCAAAAAGAAGTTGATCAATGGAATAAAGAAATCGCACAACTTTTAGCAGACAACGCTTGACGTAACACAAATACTTTGATACAGTGTTAAGCAAATGAAAAGATACATCATATCCGAAGAAGAACTTAATGAAGTAATTGCCAAGATAGTAGACAATCTTGACGCAAAAGCTAGAAAGGCAGGCGGTTCTGCATCTTTGGCATTACACTCAGCCTCAGAATCAGTAAGACAGGCTATCAAGTTTAACGTCAAAAAGAACTCAATAACAGTAGATGATGATAAAGAGGAAATTGTTGTAAAAGCAATAGAGATTGAAAAACTACTTAACGATAATGGGATCGAAACGAGGCAAAAATGAGAAATCCTTGGACAATAGTAGCAGCAAGTGGATGGTTAGACGCTGTAATGGATAGCAAATACTATAATTCAATCTTTAATAGCAGGAGTAGCGGAATTCCTCAGTCCATACGCTATAAGGGCAAGAAGAAAAGGAAGAACAGGAAATGAACGAAAAACAATTTAGAGATAAACAAAAGGTTTTATTGTCAGGCATACCAGAAGAATTCAGAGGTATGGTGGCCTATAACGCTTGGGATAGAGGACATTCTTATGGCTATGATGAAGTCCTTATCCACGTTTCAAATTACGTTGAAGACCTTAAGAAGCCTATTGCGGCATTTGAAGCAAGAATAAAAAGACTTTAATCCTCCCATAACCCCATTCGCTTGTTGTTGGGCGAGTGGGGTTTCCTTTTGCCGATCTCACCCTTCGCCACTGCTATCATAACACAAGTAGCGGAAGATAGTATAAAATAATCCTTTACCCACCGAATAATGCGTGATAATATGTTCGCAAATGGAGGAGAACAACAATGAAACAAGAAATGATAACCTTAATAGATGAACAGTCCGACCCCTCAGAAGCGGCAAATAGTTCTATGGTCAAGGAAAGACTTGCAGAAATATTGGTAAAATTAACCACAAGAGAACGAAGGGTGCTTGAATACAGATTCGGTTTTATAGACGGGCTTATAAAAAACTATACAGAGATAGGCAAAATGTTTAATGTTTGTGGCAATAGGATTAGGTGTAACGAAGCAATTGCCCTAAGAAAACTAAGAACTAACCATGCAAAGGACATTAGAGAGCTTTACTTTTCCCTTCAGTAATAATGATTCAAATAGTTCTTGCACCTGCTCACTGAATGATGTAACGTGTTAGCAGTTCTTTGATAATTAAATAAGTAGTGGCGGAATGGCAGACGCTAGAACCCCAAAGTAACAATCCTGCCTGAGTAGTACCTGTGCTGACTACTTTGTGCCTTGACGTTTAATGGCAAGGTTCGTTAAGGTAAAGAGCAAAAGTGCAGAATTATGAAAGAGCAGTTAGGTGAAATGAGGCAATCGAGAATAATATGGGACAAGACCCCACAGAGTTGACTATAGAATACAAACCCGCTGTTGGCTCTAAAACTTGGCTTCCTCCGTTAAACTCGGAGGCTACTTATTTGTTATCTTTTATGTTGACTACATACTGAATGAGTGTTAGAGTATTTGCAAATGGAGGAACAACAATGAGTAGATTCAGAACAATTCAGTACATGATTGACAGGGATACGGAAATGGTGTGGAGTAGGGTTAACTCAGAAGTGGCGATTCCCGTACTGGACTTCGGAGGAATGAAACCCGAAAATAACTGGATGATGAATTACAGCCTTGAAAAATTTAGCGTTCTTCATCAGGGAGTAATAAACGCTAATGTGATTTGCACCAGAAAAATACCCATAAAGATTAAGAATTTTCATCGTAAGTTCTGGGGAATGAAACCCTTGAAGAAATAGATTTTGGGGAGGGAGAGCGTAAAACGGGTTAGGGTAAGTAACACGCTTACAAACCTTGGCTTGTCTCCCTCCCTTGTTTTTTGTGCAGGATGAGGCTCACTACTTGTGCTATAACAGAAGTAGCGGAAATTTATGTAAAAAAATACTTGCAAACAAATTAAGATGTGATATGATGTTGGCAAATGGAGGATACTATGAAGAAAGATATTCAATGGTGGTTTTATAGAGACTATCCTGATTGGAAAATACAATGAATAAAACACTTGAAATACTCGCTTGCTTATACTACGAAGTCCATAGTCGTTTTTACAAAATGACAGAAAATGATTATTGCGATGCCATGCACGAAGTAAGTGTCATCGCAGATTCCCTAGGATACACAATAAACGATCTCGCCAAGGTCGTAATATACGCAGAATAACAGGAGTGGCGAATATGGATACTTATTCAATGTCAATAGATGATAACGGAACATTCTTCAATACAAGCTATGTCGATGAAAACGGCAAGCCAATAGAAAGAACTCCTATTTCTCACCCATACTCTTACGATGCCTATGTAATCTGGGGAAAGAAAGATAAAAAGGCTCACGCAGTTTATACTGACAGGCTCTTAGAATGGGACTGGGGCAAACATGATCGCCTATGTATGAAACATTTTGGCAATAAAGGACAATACTGGGAAAATAGAGACCCTAAAGATATACAAGCTTGGTTGAGAGATTATAACGACAACCAGAAGTTAATCTTGACTATGGTAATGCAATGCTGTAATGTGTCTAGCGGTTATCCAATATGGGTATTATTTTATAAGGATAAATAGCAGGAGTGGCGAACAATGAAACTGAAAAAATGTCCGAAATGCAAAAAGAAAACGCTGGAAACATCTTCAGAAGCAATGAAGGGTTGTGGAAGGTTTGACTACAGGACAAGAGACGAGTGGAGCCTAATGAACGCCATTTGTAAAAACCCTAAGTGTGGCTATATAAAATAACAGTAGTGGCGAAATGAAAAAGAAAATGAAATTCAAGATTCAAGGCAAGTATGACGAGATAGAGAAGATTGATCTATTCTGGTCAAACAAGCAAGGATGGGTTGACTTCGAGAGTGCTACTACCTTTGATGAAAGCGAAGTTCCTCATATTAACTTTCCTCTCGGTACAAAGTTTATAAGCTGGCTAAACTGTTCAGGCTATCCTGCTTATCGTAAAGAGATAGAATTGTATCGCTGAACCTCCCTGCCCCTGTCAGCTTGTTTTGGGCTGGCGGGGGCTTTCATTTCTAACATGTAGCTCCCGCTACTACTAACATAACAGTAGTGGCGAAAGATTATACGATATGCTTCTTCATATATTTAACTACTTTTTCATGATCTTCTATGGTTCCAAAACTTTTAATTGTATTAGCTTTTTTACTAATTACCATTACGTTACCCTTAATATAACCTAACTCAGGAATAATTCTGTCGAGTGAAGGGCTATTATCCGTTCCAGTCTTGCCGCCGATGTTAGGAGTTAATCTTATTCCTAAAACAGGACAAAATTCTGGGACAGAGATATCTTCTTTTTTTAAGTTAAATGGCAAACCCTTATCTATTGCTCTTTGTTTTGCAGTATAAAGAAGTAAACTTTCTGGACGTTCTGATCTTGCCTTATTATGAGAAAGTTTTGCTGTTAAATTTGTGTGCTCTCTATTATTATGTCTATATTCTTTCATTTTTAATCTTTTACAGTTGTTGCATTCTTTTCTTCTATAACCATTTTTCCATACATAAAAATCGCTCTCTGGTTTGTCTTCTTTGCAAGTTTTACATTTAAATGTTTTCATTTTTAAATTTTTCCTTCATTTGTTTGAGGAATATTTTAAAGGCTTGAGATAAATTAATGGCATAATTTTCTTTTAGGTCTTCAATAAGTTTCCTTTCTTCCGCTGTAACATTCATATAAAACCCGTCTCTATTATTTTGTTTTTTATTCATACATAGTTATTCTATGCAAAAATCTATATTCCTCTAAATAATTTTAAAATAATTCTTGACCTTATCTTTTTTGCATGATAGGATATTAAAAATAAAGGAACGAATATGATCAGAAAACTTGAAAAACTTTCTTGTAGATACGGGGCGCAAATGGGAAGAAGAAATAATATTCCTGAAGATATGACCACGGTAGGAAAATTGCACCTTGTTCGTCTAAAATGGATTGATGGCGATTATGATGAGGGATATTGTTACTGGGGCGGCGGCATAGGTGATAATATATACTGGGCTTATGGTGAAACAGCAAGCGAACAAGTAGAGATATTTGTAAGGGCTAAGAGCAGGAACGAAGCAAAACTTAAAGTCATGATGGAATGCTTTGCAATAAATTCTACAAATTTTTACAGATAATATTTGACTATCTCACTGAATAAGATTACAGTGTCGGCAAATGGAGGATACAGCAATGAACTGGGCGCATAAAATAATTTTAGATCAACACGGCTGGAAGAAAAGCATAGAGAATGGCGGTTGGTACAGGGAACATAAAAAGCTCGATAGAACAATTCGCAAGACAGAATTCGTCGGTGGTAATACTTCCCTTTACTTACCAAGATATACAAGAGAAGTGGCGAAGTTGATCAAGCTTGGATTCGATGAATTTCTAATTGAAAGTTATTTGAAAAAAGGTTTGACATATATCGAAAGTTTAAATAGAGTGTTAGCACAGTAAACAAACCGCAGAAAAACAACAAAACAACAGGAGTAGTGAAATGAGAATCAAATCAAAAGCAGGTCAGTCAATCGCAGCACAGCTTACGGACATCGTTCAAATGGCATTGCCCCAGTGCGTTCACAGCGGCATCGCAAGCCACCTCGGAAACGTCAAGGCAGATCCAAAAGGCAAGGCGGTACTCTTCACATGGAAGAAGAATATCTACGGCTTCAGGATTACCGAAAACCTGAAAGTAAGTGAGATGGACTTCACAGGAACATTCACAACCACGGACGAATCCAAGAACGTCGAAAAAATGATTGCGGAATCTCTCGCTCCTGCAACCCCAGTAGTAGTGAACGTCGAACAGGAGAAAACCGAAGTCAAGGAAGCGGCAACTGAGGAAGTAGTAGCTGAGGAAATCGCTCCAACACCTGCATAAGAAAGGAACTCAAAGAAACCCAAGCTAATTAAGCTTGGGTTTCTTTTTGCCCTCAAACAGCACCCGCCACTCATGACATAACAACAGTAGTGAAAAGTAATGCAAAATATATCTTGCAAATAGATCAGGGTATGTTACAGTGTTGCAAATAGGAGATAGATATGCAAACAACAATGTCAATAATGCACGAACACAGCTTACTAAATACCATTGTAGTGCTTAACCCTCAACATATCCCAAGAGTAGGCGAGAATATTGATATGGGAATTACACCCGCCCCAAAAGTTTCTAAAGTGCTATGGGACTACAAAAAAACTAACCAAACAGATGTCTATGTAATAGTAGCATAAGGAAATGTGACAATGAGTGACGCAATAGAAGAGATTTACAAAGATATTAACAAGTGCAGGCAAGATATAATTCTTGCTCGTAAAATCTTTGGTGACAGAACCACAACGGAAAAACAATACGAAGCTATGGAACATTCCCTAGCATTTATGTATTTGTACTGTCCCGAAGAAATCAAATGGGTAGTAGAGGCAACCCTTAACGAAGCCCAAAAAAGGAAATTCTACTTCGAGATGAATATCTGGAAATCTTTTGCAAAAGCCAGTTAATATGACAGGAGTAGTGAAACATGAAAAACTTCAGCCATAAGATCACTAGGCAATTCGGAAATATCTGGCATGGAAACTTAACACCTACCGAAATTCTTGCCCTCGTAGATGCAGGCATAAGACCCAGAAACGAACATGATAAGGCGGCAATAGAACACGCCAAGGAAAGAATGAAGGCAGGTAACTCGGAACCTTGGAACTTCTATTTTGCGTTCAATAAAAAAGCTTTCGCTACTCTTGGCATACATTCCGACCCGCATAATCGTTTAAAATAATGCTTGCATACTGAATAAGATTATATTAGACTGTTTGCAAATGGAGGATAGAACAATGAACGATAACATAATCTTCAGCTTTACATGGGACGACGCAATCAAGGACGGAACTTTCATAAGGGTAGACGATAAGATCAGAACAGAAGCAGGCATCAAATACCCGACAGCAATCACAAGCAACCTCTACAATACTTATATCAAGAGTGGCGACGAACAAGGCAGACTGTGGGATTTGCTCTGGATGTTTCGATTCGGAAAAATGGACGGAAACGAAGTAGAGTTCCAAGTCCAATTCGGAAAGAAGGTCGTTAGAATCATCGGAGTGTGTGAAGGAAGAAGCCCTGAAAACCCTGAACCGATAATTACTTTTATGCTCCCAGAAGATCGATAGAAACCACCTCCAGATCGTGCCTCTGCGGTCTGGGGGTTTTCTTTTGCTCAGGCCAACTCCCGCTACTCATGCCATAAGTGAAGTGGCGAAAAGTAATATAAGAAAATACTTGCAAAGAAATAAGAACGTGATATGATGTTTACAAATAGGAGATACAACAATGAGCGTATTAAATATCGACTCAGGAATAACAATCGCAAATATCGTTGAGGCCATGCTTCCAAGATTCTCAGATCATCAGCTTGGCTTGCTCATCTCACTTGATATTAACTTTTTCGATCATGGGTACGGCGAAGATGGTAATACGCTGGAAAGAAAGCAATTAGATGTTCGTCGTTTCCCTCATTTTCTTTTCGTAAGACCCTCAAACTATACTCAAGTCTACTTCTTTGAAAACGACAAGAGGTATTCATTAGAACCTTGCAGAATATGGAAACAAAGGGCAGATCATGACTCATGCTGGCATTCTGACGGCTTTAATGATATTACAAGAATCTATTTTGAATGCGCCAAAAAGTTCGATGGAAGAAAAGTGTCGGGCATACCAATGAGACCCTGCGACATTAATCACTTCCATCATATCGACCAGCCTAAATATGTCAGGCTAACCACACATGAACAGATCAAGGATAAAGAAAGCCCTAACGAAAAATCATGGGATTATAATATCAGCTTCGAAGATATTGATCGTGATGAATTGGAAATAGTAAGCTATATGGATAGGAACATGAGAAATGAATTACAAAAATATTTCTCAGGCATGCTTATCAAAGGTAGCGAAGATCATAAATGCTATGTGACCAGAAAAGAAAACAATTTCAAGTTATAAGTTGACATCCCACTGAATGATTGATAGTATGCAGGCAAATGGAGGTAATCATGAAGAAATCAGAATACAGAACTACAAGGGCGTTCGCAAATAAAGCTGGTAATACAGCAGTGGCGAAACAACCAACATGGAAAACAATCGAGGATGAGAACGTCAAACACGTCTGGCAATGCCCTAACTGTAGTAAATTGGTAGAAGTCGATCCAACATCATATCAGGAAGTCGGAAACCCTGTATGCAGTTCACCATGCGATACTGAAATGGTCTACGTCCATACCGAAATACTAATATAAACTATGATGAGATCAAGGGAGTAGCTGGCACTCTCCCTTGCCTCATTTCTAGCCTCGCACCTTCCGCCACTACTAACATAACACAAGTAGCGGAAACTAACACAAAATAATACTTGCAATTAAAACAGGATATGTTAGTATGTAAGCAAATGGAGGATACAACAATGAAATCTGCACAGGAAATACAAGACGGATTAGCTCAATTCTACGGAACAGAACAATACCACAGACTAAACGCCTTCTCAAACCTCAAGGCTACCGACGGCGTGGCTTGGCTTTGTCAAAACGCTGATTGTTTCTGGCTGGTTGATGTCATTTGCAGTTACCAGAAGAAATGTATGAAAGATCAGATGCTTTGTGATATGCAATTCTGGACTCTCACAGCCAAGAATAAGAAGGGGCTGGTAATTTGCGAGAGAGACACCGGAGACATAGCCATTAAACAGGTAATTGATTACACAGACTTTCCATTACCAGAAATAAAAATCTGGGTGGAAAATGGCGTGATGATGCTCCCAAGTGAAAGATAAAAATAACGTTTGACAACAACGATATTTTATTCTAGTGTGTTACAGATTTACTCGATAAGAATGAACTTTATAATGCGTCATGCTGGCTATGCGAGGAAAGAGTAGATTCATTCTTGAGTTTTATTTGCTACTCTTTCACCTTTAAAAGTCCAGCGGTGGGGATTTATAATAGCCAGCACCACCGCATGACAGGAGTAGCGAAAACTAACTTAAAATAATTCTTGCAAAGATGTATGGGTGTGCTAATATGTTTATATATCGCAGAGGGAATGAGAAACCCTTCACCAGCAGCGATTCATAAACCAGCTGGAAGATTTAAGGGAGAACAACAATGCAATTCATATTCAATGACGGTGGAAGATCAATGGCTGGCTTCAAGGGAGTAACAGGAGATTGCGTTACAAGAGCAGTGGCGATTGCTTCAGGCAAACCCTACCAAGAAGTCTACGATGCCATTAACGATATGTCACAAGCAGAGAGAGTAGGTAAGAGATGCAGGGGAAAGTCAAACAGCAGGACAGGCGTATATCGTAAGACCTATGAGAAGTATATAGAGAGTATCGGCGGTGTGTGGACTCCAACTATGCAGATAGGTCAAGGCTGTAAGGTTCATCTCAGGAGTGGCGAGTTACCTATGGGTAGACTCGTAGTCAAGGTAAGCAAACATCTGGTCGCTGTGATAGATGGCGTGATCAATGACACGCACGATCCTCAAAGACACGGTATCATTATCGAGAATGGCATAACAAGACCTATGGGCAGGTGTGTCTATGGGTACTACACCTTTGGACAACCTCAGACAATCTAGGATATCTTAGGACAAGCTAGGACACAGGGGCGGGATGAGAAGTCCCCGCCCCAAATGCTAGGGTACGTTAGGGTTCGCCACTGCTCTCATATTGTCTTTGGGCCTAGGAAAGGGGGTGGGGGGTCGCAAAAACGGTTTTGGTTTTCAGGGGGTCCCACAGACTAGTTGGACATAGCGTTAAAGCTCCACAGTACCTTAAATTTTGAAAAATAATATATAGGGTCCCCGGAGGGATGTTTTTTTTAAAAAAATAAAAGAATTATTAGGGTCCCCGGCAACTGCCCTAAAAATTCTTAGAAATAACCCTACAAAAGAGAAACAAGGTATTTTCGTCTAAAATTGATTTGAGCATATTCACGTCTTTATGGACCCATTGTATATTATCTCTTGTATAGCCTAATTGAGAATTTTTTCTATCTAAGGATGCAGTTATATCTTTGTATTTAGTACAGGGTCTTAATTTTATAGGCAATCCAGATATTGCGCATATTCCTACTTGTTTTAAGAATATATTTTCTGCGTCTAAAATACTAAGATTGGGATCTTTTCCCGGTTAATTTGGTTAATGATTTCCTTGTTTATGCCAATCTGCTAATATTATTTTATATTCTGTTTCCATTTGTTTATGGCAGTCTTTATTATCTGTGCATATCCAATTGAGCATATATTCTCCTAAAAGGCCTTCTTCGTTGCATATATCGCATTTTCCGTATTTCAGGCAGTCCATTTCGTGATTTTTGCGTATTTTCTCCCAGAATATATTAACTTTAGGGTTTGTGCTAGGGTAGGTCTCGTTATGGAAGGCTAGCATGGTTACGAATCTTTTGATGTTCTTTTTTGGTATTTTCGGTATTTTTTTCTTTTTCATAATATCTCCTTATATTGTTATTGAAGGGGATATTAGGGCATTATTCCGAAAAAATGTATAATATAGGAAGAGGAAGGTTAATTAGTTAATTAGTTAATTAGTTATAGGGATTTTCGTTATCATTAGCGTGTTGAGTAGACCAGCATATTTTTTGGATATTTTTTAATCCTGCAGCCATTTCTTTTTCTTTTTCTAGGTCTATGGGATTTTTAGGAATATATACTGTTTGGGGTTTAGGTGGTGTAGAGAGGACGTTAATTTTGTGAATTTCTTGTTTAGTATTGTTATGATTATCGAAGAAGGCTTTATCATCTGCGTGTAGGCTTCTTTTGGGCACATTATTAGAGGCCCTTGGGCAATCTGAGGGCATATGAACGTTAAAGAAGGTCATAATTAGGGTCCTTATATTTCCCAGTCTAATTTTATAGGTCCGACTTGAGTAGTTCCGCCTTGGATAGTGCCGTCTGGGTTAACTCTGGTTTTTTCTGTTCCGTCTATTTCGTTACGAAGGTCTGTGATAGCGTCTAGGTGTGGGCCTTCTGATTGGTTATTCATATCGTTGAAGGCTTTGAATCCGTTATTGAACTGGTTATTATTTGTTGTCATATTATATTCTCCTATTGATAATTGGAGTATAGCATATTTAAGTAGGATTGCAAACGGTAAATTGAATTATTTTAGGTTAATTATATGGGGTATTGGTATTTTTCTTATATTGTCCATATTGTCCATATTGTCCATATTGTCTTCGTTGGATGGAGTTAACTAGGTGGTGTTTATTTCCTTGGTAGTAGTTATTTTTTATACGGTCTTTGAGGAGGGTATAGTTTGGGGAGGATTTATCTATCCAGAGTTTATTAAGGATATTGAGTAGGTCATCGAAGGTGGTGTATTTAGATTTGGCTTTATATTTCGGTTGGTTCATTAGTTGGGCTATTTTGTAGATTTTCATATTTTTCTCATTAGCTGGTCAAATTCTTCTTTTCCGCCTTCAAGGTTTGTAGAGGCTACGGATTTTACTTCTTGGTCGCTCATTTCATCTATTTCTTGTGATGTATAGTTACTGCCGTAGTAATCATTAAATGCTTTGTATATTTGTTGTGGGTATTTTTTACCTTGGAGGGAGTTAGATTGTCCTATGTATTGAAATTCTCCATTGGTTACTTTTATATCTTTTGGGTTTAATATGTATTTAACTATATATTTACCGTAAGCTGAAGCGCCTTCATTTCCTGTTATATCTTGTCCTGAGGGTACTGAAGAGAGGTAATCTCCGTATCTAAGGTCTTTTTTGGAGAGGTTAGGGACGTTGGTTCCCCTGTAAAGTATTACCATTCCGTTTTCTATTGTAGCTCCCCAATTTTCGAGTTCTTTTGGAGTTGATGATATTTTATAGATTTTCATATTGCCATTTCTTCTATTGCAAATTCTTCTTGTTTTTAGGGAGGCTATCTTTATAGGAGTTTATGTCTATTTTAACCGGGTAATTTTTATCACGGAAGGCGAAGTTATCTGATTCGCTGGTTATTACTTGCCATTTGGGTAGTATTTTAAATCTTTGTGCTATTTGGTTAATTTGTTCTTTGAATTTTTGGGCTTGGGTTACTGAGATAGCGTCAACGAACATGATGCCGTAGTAGATTCCTATATGGAGAGCGCCGTTTTGGGTAGCGGCTGAGCAGAGAGTTAAAGATCCGCTTGGTGAGTTTGAGAGTATATTTTGGATATCTTTTTTTGTCATATTGAAGTCTTGGGGGTTTTTGATAAGGTATTGTCCATGTCCGTCGTAGTTTACGTCTATTACTTTTCCATTTGGGGTGATCCAGTAACCGCCAGCTATTGAGGCTATTTTATAGATTTTCATAGAACATATTTCTAAAATGGGGAAATAATATCCTGTGTAAAAAGGAATGTAAAGTGGGTTTATTGAATATAATTGTATGAACTGGTACAAAAGAGCGCAATCGAAAAGAGATTACTCTGAATACAGGGAGGTAGCTCATCCTGAAGATTTTTATACTGGGGAGAATGAGGATTATCAAGTATGGCTATTTAAGAATGGCTATTTAAGAATGGTCAACTGATGTCTTCTGAGGCATCTATGGCTGGGCAATTAGCGCTTGATCATTATACTTTATGGGGAGATATAATGGAAGACACTGATTATCGTGGAAGGTTTGACATTAAAAGAAAGTTAGTAAGTGTTATAAATCCTTTTGAGGGTAGGCCAATTCCCAATATAATACTTCGAAGGCTCTATGAGGAATTTGGAAATGATATTAAAATAGTAGAGTTTGAATAATGAACTGGTATAAAAAAGCTATGGCAATTCCTGCAGACATGAGCCCTGAAGAGCAGGAATGGGTTGCTAAGAAATATTTATATGAGCATGATGTATTTACTTTCAGGATAGTTAAGGAAGTAATCAGGAAGCTCAATAATTATTTTGATTTTGGGATGTCCGTTCCTCTTTATGCTGTACCTAAGAGGAGGCCTAGTTCGGGGTTGGGTTTAGGGCCATTATCTCCTGCCTTATGGAAAACTAAGCGTAATAGGCGAGTGGATAATGAGCAGCCGTATATTCATATTGCTCCGAGGGGTAAGAATCCTATGGATTGGGGTGATAAAGGTGGGAAGTGGCAGGCTCCTATATCCAAGAAGCATATGGTGAATTTATTAGCGCATGAAGCGAGTCATTCTTGGACATTTTCTGAGACTGGAGATCCCATGACGTTATCCATGGAGTTTTTGGCTCCGGTTATTGAGAGGTTATGGGATGAGACGGTTAGGGAATTGAATTTGAAAGAAGCGAACGGAATTTACGAATTGGCTTAATTATTTTAATTATTTTAGTTGATTGAATTGCCAAGTTTCACCGTCTTTAGGCTCCATATCTATTTCGTATGCGGTTACTCCCATTGGGTTAATGAGAAGGTTTGTAGTATCCACTGTTATTTTAACTTGATCTGTTTCTATGGTTTGGCCGTTAATTTCTACTTGCATATTATTCTCCTTATTTAATTATTCTCTATTTCAGACTAGAAAATCAATTTTTACTTATTGGGTGTTATGCCCTTTTGTGATGTGGTTAAACTAATTCCAGAGTGAGTATTGATTTTTCGTTGATTATTACCTGTCCTTCTTCTGAAATATAGAGATTGGTATAGGGTTGATGGGTAAAGGATCGTATGGGCATTGCTCCTATATATTCTGCTACGGTTGTGATTAGTATTTTATTTTCTGGCATAAGGTTGGAGAGTTTGAGATCTGTATTCCATAGATGGCCGATATATCCAGTACTGTTATATACGACTCTTCCGCCATAGTGTCCTATTGTTGTGCCATTTTCTTCGGTGGTTAATTCTTCATATACGGTTTTCCCTAGGGGTTTAATATATTTTTTATAAGTATTTGGGTGCATTATCATATTATATACTGTTAGGTTTTGTTTTTCTATTTCTCTAACGGCATAATCAATTGTCTGTTCTATTTGGTGTTCCGAGTAAAATTCTCTTGGCAATCGTATTTTTAACTTAAGGCCTGCAGCATCTGTCATTTTAAAGAACAGATGATCTTCTATGTTATGAAGCTTATGTTCAGCTTCTTTTTGGTTATTGGCTATTACCGGGTGACGGCCTGTTGGGACCCAGACTTCATTATTATAGTGGTAGATTGTAGATATGACATGGTAATTAGGGTCACTATTTAATATTGGGGTAGTTGAGTGGTAATATGCGGTCCACACTCTACTATTATAATCTGTTTCGTATCTTGGTATGGCTCCTTGGGGCAATACGTCTACCATTAGGAGTTCTCTAGCTATACCTCTTTGCATTCCTAGTTTATCGTATTGGTCTGGTATTTTCCAATTAATAGGCTTTTGGCAATGCATAAAATATTCGTCTTTTTTAGGAAGGGGTATGAAGGGGGCTAGTGATGCTCCAAACAATGTTTTGATAAATGATCTTCTGTTCATGTTTTTACTCCGTTTTTTTTATTAGCCTTCTATTATACATTGGTGTTTTACCGTAGATTATAATTCCCATATTAGAATAATCTGAGTCTGTGGTATCTCCATCGTGCCATCTGGTTGCGAATTCTCCATATGGCAGGCAGGTTTTATAGAATGAAGCTGGGTCTGAAAATATCAGGTTTTTTGTGTTATATCCTATTACAACTGCATAATGTCCGTTCTTATCTTGGCCGTATCCGTATTTAGGGTTTGCGGCTGGAGACCAAGCTTGAAAATTTACTATTATAGGGATACCTTTATCTATGTAGTTGCGAAGGTCTGCTATTGACATTTTTCTATATTCGGTTTTTAGTCCGAATTTTGCAGCGGCCCTCATGATTTTTTTAGGGTGTACTTCGTCTGAGTTTTTGAAGGTAACGTTCATTAATTTTGCTAGTTGGTTTTCTCTTTGGTCTATGCCGTAGTAGCAGAGTATAGCTTGCAGGCAGGTACAATTACAAGTATAGGTTGTGCTTTGTCTGATTACTGGGAGGTCTAATATTTTAGATTTCATAACTCCTTATACTGGAAGGACTTCAACCATAAGCAACTTGCGTCCTATTGCCTGATATTGAAGCGATCTACGTATGGGTTCGCACATGGATTGAGCAAGGGCTATTCTTCCTTCTGGGGTGTCTAGAGCTTGTGAGATCATATTTGCTCTCTCCCTGTTGAATTTAGCTCTTGGGCTTTCTTTGGGTTTTTCAAAATTAGGAGCAGTTATTAGGCGTGGGGCAATAAACGCTGTTGCTACTGTTCCGAACAATATTTTAAAGAACGATCTACGTTTCATGCTGCCTTCCTTATTTCTGCTTCAATTGCTCTAAACGTTTTTGTATCTTCTTCTTTTTGCATGGCTTCTTTAGCTTTGATTTGTGCTCTATCAACAATATAGAATCTACGGGCCTTGATTTCAGATAATTGTATTGTAGGGTTAGAAGCTATTTCAAATGTGGGGACTAGAATTTCCTGACCTTGGATAATTTTATTTGGGGATATTCCTGTGCGTGAGATTACAATCGCCTTTGGTGTGTTTATTAAGGTTGGTGCGACTACTACTGTTGCTACTGTTCCAAAGAATATTTTAAGGAAAGAGCGTCGGTTCATTTTTCGTAATCCTTTTTTTCAAATTCTCTTAGTAGGGCTTCATCTTTTACTTTCCATCGTTTAGAACCATTCATTTTATGGGGCTTACATATGGGGCAGGAGCGCAGTTTCTTTTTATATCTTTTTCTCACTTTTTCATTCCCTTCATGAGGTCGTTTATAAAGTCCATTCCGCCGCCCATTCCGCCCATGTTGTTGGTACCTTTATTATAATTAGCAAGCGATTCACAGGTTTTGTAGAATTCCATGCATTTTTCACATAGGACTGAGGCTTTTTTATGCAGTTTGCCCTTATTTATTTCTCCTAAGAAAGCATTGCACTTAGAACAATTGATATTCATAGACATTATTATACAGCATTTTTGTAAACTTTCAATCATAAATTTTTAGAGGTAAATATCCTATAAATATGGAATTAAAGTAGCTAATATGGGAAGGTGTTTTTATGAAAATAAAATTAAGTAAGAATCAGTGGGAAGAGATGGGGAAGAAGGCTGGGTGGCTTGTTAATACTCCCTTAAGAGAAGAGTCCCAAAAATGGTGGGGCTCTCTATCTATCAATGAAATGAAAGCACTAACTAGAAAATACTATCCAAACCCTCATATTACTTGGTCATTTATAAATCAGACCCCCGGTTTAGTAGAGGATATTTATCAAAAAGAAAATAATGGAGTACATTAAAAACATGAAAATTAAAATAAGTAAGAGTCAATGGGAAGAGATGGGTACAAAGGCAGGATGGGTGAAGTTGGCAGACTGGGAGAGACCCGCCGATGTAAAGGACATAGATTTTACCTCGATTTATAAAAAGCTTGTAAATAAAGTTGAAAGTAGTATTAGAAATTTACATGGGATAATGGACGTAAATATTCAATGGAGAAATCCTCATTCTGCAGTAATTAAGTTTAGCGGGTATAGCAAATCTGATTTTGAAACGTCTGGTCTATTGCTTGTTTCTTTTATGGGTGCCAAAACTGCAGTGTCATTGTTTGGCAAGACTGTATATGGAGAATCGACCTTAATGGATAATGTGGAGACTGAGGGATCGTTACCATTGAAGAGTATCGTTTATAATATATGGGGTATTTTCCAATAACCGGGTGATATCATGACTGACAAGAAAGATGATTTTTTAGATCAATTTAATAACTCCTATGATCCGGGTATAATAAAGCCATGTGTAGAAAAACTAACCTCTGGATGTGAGAGATGTGTGGTAAGAAGTTCATGTCCAGATTATGAATATGTATGTCCTGTTTGCTATAATAATCCTTGTATTTGTAAATAATGAAAATGTATAAAGGAATCTTTTATTTTTTGCGTGTATAATATATTATAAGAGGGTTCCTTGACTTACTGACAAGTGGTTTATTTAAGGAGTGTTCATGATGTATACTAGAAAATGCCCGAAGTGTGGGAAGGATATTATATATTTATCATATGTTGGTCATTGGATTGCCAAAAAAAAGAAAAGTTCTTGTAGGAGTTGCTCTAGTACTGAAATGAACAATCGGCCAAAGATTAAAAAACTTAGAACGCTTTTCTTTCGAAGATATGCTAAGACACATATTAATGGATTTGAGGGTAAAAAACATAGCAAAGAAACACTTGAAAAATTAAAATTAATTGACAAGGCCTACACCAAGACTAAAAAATTTAGAAAAAAAATGTCTATCGCTAATAAAGGTAACAATAATCCTATGTATGGGGTTACTTTTTATGAAAAATGGTTAAAAAAATATGGGAAGAAAACAGCCGATCAAAAACTAGATGATTTTAGAAAAAGGCAGTCTATTAATAGTTCTGGAATTAAAAATAGTATGTATGGAAAGATATCTCCTCATGGTGCTGGCAACGGTTGGAGCGGTTGGTATAAAAAATGGTATTTTAGAAGTTTATTAGAGCTTTCCTATATGATAAATGTTATAGAGGCCAATCATAAAAAGTGGCGATCTGCAGAGACGAAAGATTTGGCTATAACATACACAAATTGGGACGGTAGACCTAGAACATATAGGGCTGATTTCTTGATTGATAATAAATATTTGGTTGAGTGCAAGCCAATTAAGCTTTTTAACACCCCAACAAATAAATTAAAAAGAAAAGCGGCGGAAGAATTTTGTCGAAAAAGAGGGATGGTTTATCGAATAGAAGATGCCCCAAAGTTGACAGGAAATCAAATTATAGGTTTATATAATAAAAAGAAAATTAAATTTATAAAAATCTACGACAAAAGATTTAGGGAAAGGTATTTGGATAAGAAAAATAGTATTAATAATACATGAATTGGTATAGAAAATCTCAAGCTAAAGATAAGCTTCTTGTAATCATGAGGGGGTGTCCCGGAAGCGGAAAAAGCACGTTAGCTCGACAATTGGGCGAAGGTGGAGTGGTTTTATCTACCGACGATTATTTTAATCAAGGTGGAGAATATATTTTTGATCCTGACCAATTACCTAGGGCGCATAAATGGAACTATATTAGGGCGTTAAGGGCTATGAAAGAGGGTATTAGCCCTATTGTAATTGATAATAATACTATTAAGGCTTGGGAGGCCAAACCCTATGTTCAAGAAGGTCTAAGGTATGGTTACAGGATAGAAATTAAAGAGTCAGATGCTCCTTGGAGATTTGATGTTGAGGAGTTGGCTAAAAAAAATAGGCATCAGGTTCCTGCAGACGTTATACAGAAAAAGCTGGATAAGTGGGAACCGAATATTAATATCGAGCAGATAATGAAATCTAAAATACCTGAGGGGCTGTAATGGGCATAAAAATAGAGATTCTCAAAAAATACGTGAATAAAAATTTTATAGAAACCGGATCGTTTAAAGGAGATGGAATTGAAACGGCACTAAGGAGTGGTTTTAAAAATATATATTCTATTGAGGTAGATCCTGTTTGGTATGGTCGTTGCAAAAAACGGTTTATAGGTAAGGATAACATCTATTTATATTTAGGGGATAGTCCTGCCGTTCTTCCTGAAATCCTAAAAAAAATACAAGAACCCTCCACATTTTGGTTAGATGCTCATCCAAATGGGGTGTCTTCCGGGTCGGGAAGGGTTAAGTGTCCCATATTAGGAGAAATAGCTTTAGTATTGGGTCACAACACAAGTCATACATTACTCATAGATGACAGAGAATTTTTTGCTGGCAATGGAATCGATTATTGGGGCAACGTAAATGAATCTCAAATAATGGAAGAAATTAAAAAATATTCTGACAAAGTAACGGTATCTTATGAAGATGGGCGTAAGAAAAATAACGTTATTGTTATAAGGGAAAAGAAATGAGTTGGTATAAAAAAGCACAATCTTATATTGATATAGGGCATACTGGCGATTATATTTTATGGTATTCCCCGGATGGCATTGATGTAATAAAATCAAAAGTAAATGAAATAAGTACACATTCGGCATGGGGAAAAGTAAAAATAAAAAATCAGGCTTATGCTGGAAGATACGATATTAATAAGCAACTTATTAGCGCCGTAGGATATGCTTATCAAGATATTCCTCAGAGTCTCGTAAATAATCTTTTGAGGGCTTTTCCTGATGCTAGGGCATTATATATGTTTACTGGTTTTAGGACTACTCCAGAGGTGCTTAGGGTTGCATCAAAAATTAGGTTGGCGAGTGAAGATGATGTAATAGATACATACTATCAAATGAAAAGCGAAGTTCTTCACGAGTTCATTAAAAACCCCAGAGGTAAACAGCCTTGGAGAGTGATTCCCGCTGGTAGGCTTAAAAAGATATGGAAAGACTATGCTACATACGGGGTTATAAGGGATATACAGGGGCTCGATGAAATAGCTACGCACATGATTAACAACATTATGAAATTGCAGGTTAATACAGAATTAGCTGGACACAGTATGACTCAACCTAAGGAAATTTATGAAGAGGTTGGAATTAGATACACAGAAAAAAGAGATGACATGTTTGGAGATTATATATTGGATCAAAACGGGCAATGGAGAATAAGCGATTATGGCCTTCCTAAACTTATGGATTTAGTATTTAAGTTGGGAAATGCGACTGATTCGAGAGAAAAATTATTAATTATAGATCAGATGCTTAATGTGTTTCATCAAAGGAGTGACTTGCCTGCCATGTTTGTAGAGGGTGGAGGTGTCACGTTAGATGAGTTATATGAAAACCCAGAAGAAAAAGAAAAAATAGAAAAAGTAAGGGATGAAGAGTATAAGGCTAAACCTTCGCCAGTTAAGAGCAAAAAGCAATTAGAATTTGAAATGTCCTGCAGTACTGGCTGGTATAAAAGAGCAACTGTTTGTATTGCTGCCAAGCCCAAACGGAACAAGTGGGATGGACCATATAGCGACCCTCTTGATGATATTATTGAAATAGCGGGAATGACTAGTCCTAATGGAGAATCTATTTCTGATTACGTAACAGAAGAAAGCAACGTTAGCCCACATGAAAAACTTAGTGCCCAAGGTGAAACTGCGTCGAAGATCTTTGTAAATCCAGATACGCAGCATTGGTATTTTAGTTTATTATCAAATAAGCTTTCTTGGGCTAATTATACTACTAAACCTAGCCAGTTTATAAGAGAGATGGCGGCAGTACACATTAGAAGAAAATATAAGCTTGAGGTAAGAGGGGAAGAGATGCAATATGAGAGAAGTCGAATTTCTTATTAGGAGATGATATATGAAAACAGTATGGACAGCTATAATAGCGGGTTTGATAGTTGCGGCAATGGCTTTTTCTTCGTTGGGGGCTGAAACAAAAAGTACTAGGGATTTTAAGATAGTAGGTAGGGACTACAATTTTTGGGATGATATAATAAGCGTACATCCTGTTAGCATTGGCGTAGCTTCTTGGACAGACGAAAACCTAGGTAATCGGCCAGCCCTCTACGCTAGTGGTGCAATGTTCACTTACAAAGACGTAGTGAGACTTGAATTTGGTGGGGTTGTTACTTGGGATAATAATAGGGGTTGGGCAGATATTGCGATGTTGACTGGAGTTAGTACTTTAATTAATGATCATATTATATTTGGCATATGGTTATCTCCTTTTTGGAATTTATATGGGGATAATCCAGATGATCCTTGGGGCGTTATGTTGGGGTATGCATTTTAATGAACTGGTATAAAAAAGCACAATATAATGGTTTAATGTTTAGGGGTACTAAAACTCCTGAAACGAGACCCATTGCTAGGGATTTTCCGGGGGCCTATTTTGCCTCTACCCCAGAAGAGGCTCAAAATTGGGGAAAATATGTGTCTGCGTATAAAATAGTTTCTAATAATTTTTTTAATCCCAACTCAACAGATCCATATCACATCAACCCATCGGAATTTCAATTGTTAAATACATTCATAAAAAAATACGGATATCGCCCCTCTGCATCAATACTAAAATGGAAGGAAATGGGCGCAGGTAATACATTTGGAACATTAACAGAACAAAATTATTGGGAAGTGTTGAGTAATCTCATGCTATATCCGACAAAAGAGTGGGCATCGTATTTAAAGCAATTAGGATATGATGGCTTTATAAATTATAAGGATCTATTTTTATTTGATCTTAACAAGGCTCAATATGTGGGACGATATGATTTTAAAAAACAGAAGGTTATATGAGTTGGTATAAAAAAGCGCAAAGTTTTAATTTAGAACAGCGGCCAGCCCTATTGGTACGGGAATATGCTGATGAGACTCTTTTCCCTAGTGCTAATGAGGCCATAAGAAGACTCAAGGTAGAAGACCTCTTAAAGGAATTTTCTGAATCAAAAAAATATAATACTGCCATGGATTATCTTTTTTGTTCTTTATATCCTGCCTACGAAAGATCATGCAGAAGGTATTATGAGGAAGGAAAATATCAATTAGGAGACATGCTTACCCCTATTCAATTATCTTTTGTAGATAAGATATTAACTGGGGCCTTGGAGACATTAGGCAAGAAAAGAGATGAAATGTTGACGGCCCCAGCTCAACCCTAAAGGCTATTTCTAAAATCATCTAATAGATTTGGATTTTTCCCTATCTCTTCCAAAAGGATATCCAATTCCATTATTCTTTGTTGTAATTGTTTTTTTTCCGCTAAAAGGCCAGTTTCGGTTTTTTTAAACACAGTGATATAATTTTCCATGCACCTTTTGTCTATCTTCTTTTCATTATACGCATCTAGTATTGCATCTATTTGTTCTGCTAAAAGAGTTGTCAAAAGGCTTAGTGTATACGCATAGAATTGTCTGCAAACTTTGACAAAGGCCACGTCATTGCCACATTTGATTGCTATTTGTTCATCATCTTCGGGATTATTTGTCATTTCCGATATTTTTCTCAGGATAAGGTAAATTTCTACTCTTATCGTTTTTTTGACAGTGGTATCGGGAATTTTTTCTAGGTATTTCTCAAAAAAGGTTTTTGGATCATAGAATATATTGACTTTTTCTTGTACTAGGTTGATATCCTTTATCGATTTCCAAATTTGAACTGTTGGAGATGTTTTACTCATATATATATTATACAAGATTAAGGATATTATTTTTGCAGCTTCATTTCGGCGTATTTAACAGTTGTTCTTTCGTACCAATTAAGAGATGCGTTTATGTCATCGTTTTTTTGGGGTAGAACTACGGGTTTTTCTTCTGGCTGCGGTATTGGTAGCGGTTCTGGCGCAGGTTCTTCTTGGGGCATAAATGTTTTCTTATCTCTTGGCGGAAGGGGTTTCTTTGTTTGCTGTGCCTGAATTCCTTCTAGCCAAGCTTTTTTCAATTCTGCTTTTGTTGTTGGAGATTTTTTGAGTTTTTCTTCAAGGTCTGCAGCGTGATTGGAGAGAGAAGACGTACATACTCTACTGCCAAAGGCCTGAGGTTTACGTCTTATGAGCTCTATAAGGCCTTCCTTAAACGCATCTTCGAGTATCGGTTCGCCTACAAACTCATAAGCAACATCCTCATATACGGTTGGATCTTCAACGATTTTATTAGCTATTGTAGGAATGATCTTTGTATTTAATATTTTTAAGATTCTATCATCTCCTCTTCGAATACCTAGGGGTAGTTGGTTATAAAACGCTGGGTCTTCCTCTACTTTTCTAATGCAATGGTCTATTATTTTGTCATGCACTTTAGGATCGGCAATAATATCTGCAGGGGCGGTTTCATACAAATCCATATTCTTGCCTATTCTCTCATACCATGCGTCTAATCTTATTTGTTTAATTTCAGGTATTTCTTTTAGATCTGCAGGCATGTTGGGTCCATCATATATTTCTGGTTTTGCCCTTATTTCAATTTTCCATACGTTGAGGTATTGTTCCCTTATGAACGGATAATGTTTAAATTCTGGAGGTATTTCGCTAGTAATTGTGATAGCTCCGGGTGTAGCAGCCCACTCTCTGGCGATTCTTTCCTTATTTTGTTCTGATAATTTGGCTCTATTCGTTGAGGAAAGTCTTTGATATTGTCCAAAGTTGATATCTTCGGGGCTTATCTCTCCATTTTCGAATTTTTTATTGAGAAAGTCGCAAGAACTTTCTAGTTCTTTTACGTGATCATTGTAGGACCAATTGGCTTGGAAGTTTTTCTTATATACAAAATTAAGTATCTCTTCCGCCCAAGGTTCTGGTACAGTATTGTGTGGTCCTCTAATTTCTGCCATTCCTTGAACAGGTAGTTGTTGGTTGGTTTTATCGTCAAAGTTATTTAATCTAATAGTTACTTTGGCTACTCCGTCTACAAGATATAACCAGTGATCGCCTTTAGAAAGATAAGGCTCTGCGTTAAAGCTTCCGGTACACCATCCTTGGGGTAGGCTAAGATCCTTAAGTGTTTTTACGTTCTCGTCAAATTTATCTGGTTCGCTAATCTTAGATGGTATGCGTTTCCATCCTGATTTTTTATCAGGGTCATAATCTTCTAGTCCACTGGCTTGTATATCGGCAAGTCTTTTTTGGTATACGGGTAATAAGTTAATTTGAGATTTGGGATTTTTAGCCACGGCATCGTATAGGAATGAAACTACTGTGGGCTGTACCGAATATGTTCCATTCTTCTGTGTTTCTGGAGAGACATCTAGCATTTTCTTTAACAGGCAATAGGAAAACGCAGGGCTATTTGCATATTTGGGTTGTGTGTTTAAATAATTCTGCCAAGCCCTGAATGACTGTTCTTTCTCGCTATTTACACCATCTAGTATTATTTGTTTGGAGGTTTCGGGATTCTGTTTATAAATTTCGTAAGCTTTTTGAACATTAGGATCGTTCATGTGTACTTGAAATTCTAGTTCTAGATTAATATCTTTAAGATAGTTATTTTCCTTACCTTTTCTGTCCATTTTTTCATAGAGTTTTGGAAGCAGAACGTTCTTAATAGTGGCGTTAATGTCTTCAACGCTTTTGATGTCTTTCCAAGGTATTATTGGGTCATAAGAGTAAAGAAAGTATATAAGATGTGGGTCTGTTATCTTATATTTTGCTATTTTATCTTTTGCCCCTGCTATTATAATAAGTCTATGAATATTCATAACTAATATAGTTCAACTTTAAACGCACAAAATCCTCTTGGTTTTCTAGTACAACTGGGGAAAGCCAAAATAGCACTAAGGGTTTTGTTGTTTAGTAGTCGGTGGTATACGTCAGATGAAATGGGTCTGTAGTCATTTTTCTATTTAGCCACAGATAATCATCGATTTGTACAGTGGTGATATTGGCTTCTTCGGAAATTTTTTGGGCTGCAACGATAGTAGCGGCTCTAATCTCAATTTCTTGTCTGGAGCCAGCAGGAATCAATACTCCGTCTCTTACGTCATCGGCAAGTTGAGGTCCGTATTTAATAACTCCTAGGTATCGTAGTATTTTAGGTATTTGGTAATCTGCTGGAATATGAAGATTTTTCATATCTTCTTTAAACCAACCCATTTTTCTGTAGAGCATCATAAAGAAGAGGCTGGCCCTTTTAAGAAACATGTCATTGCCGTATCCGGGAAAAATACCTATTAATTTTGCCATCCATCCATCTAGGGTTGCGGTTCCCTGATCTATGGATTTACCCATGTCTTCACAAAAAATACGAGCGCCGCATGGTTGTTCGTTTGAGAAAGTTGCATAAATAGCATATAGGCTTGACTTAAGTTCACTAAGATTAGCCGCTCTTTCATTCATCATCGGGAATCTTTCTAATGATAATCGGCATATAAATTCGTTAATTATGCTTCTACAATAGACATCCGTTAGCGTACCTATTGGAGGAGTTATGACATTAAATGTTTCGGTTAACGTCTTGTACATTTTATTAGCATCTGAGCCGTTTGGCCTAATATCGGCTTTTCCGTACCAATATGCATAGTTAATAGAGTTAGCTATTAGCTCATACAATATAATAGAGGGTTTTTCGGAAACGGCGGAATATGGCATTGGAATCTTAGGACTACCCCAAGACTTTTCGGGAGGGAGATTCTGTTTTATTACTTGCGCCACTTCTTTGAGTTTTTTAGGGTCAATGGTTACGTAGCGAAAATTTTCCGTGAATTGTTTAGCTAGATTTAGTACTTCCTGCGTTAGGCTCATCTTTTTTCTCCAGTGTATGTATTAGTTTCCGTCTATCTTTTTCCATAAGTAGTGTGTATAGGCTGTCCATATATTCGTTGATATATTTACTGGAGTTATTAGATACGATACTAGCGTCACCCAGTATGTTTTTTATTAGCTCAGCATCTGTCATAGTCGCTACGGTTTCTTTATTATATGTTATATAGCTCATAATAATACTCCTTGATTTCATTATACATAAATAAAATATTTTAGTAAGGATTTTTTATGATTATTTAGGAAGTATAATATATGAACTGGTATCAAAAAAATATATCTCTTGTGAAGATGTCAAAACGGATAAGAAAAAAAATAGTTGATTCTGACGTTATAGGCAGTATTTCCTATGATGTGGATACAAAAACGTTAGCAATAAAATTTAGAAGGGGCGGAAGCTACGCATACAGTAATGTCCCCAAAAGAGTCTTTGAAAATTTTATGAGGGCAAGGTCAAAGGGTAAATTTTTTAATGATTCTATCAGAAATCAGTATTCTATAGCGCTATAGCTCTTCAAATTCTGTATAATATATACTATGAATTCAGATGTAACAATGGTCATTCCTGTCTTTAATTTAAATGATAAGAGACTGAGAAACTTCAAATTTCTTTTTGACAATTATATCTCCAAATTAGATTTGCCAGTTATTATTGCGGAACAGGTTTACAAAAGGAATCCTCCATCTAAAGTTTTAGAACATATTTCTCCCTTTAACGTTAAATATTGCCCCGTTTTATCTAATAGGGATCTTTTTCATAAATCGCATGTCCTAAACTGGGCATCACGGTTTGTTGACACAAAATATTTATGGATGATAGATGCTGACGTTTTTCTTAAATATAAAGACGTTTTAAACTTGTTGATCGATCAAGATGTTGTTCAACCTCACGAACATATTTTTTTGCTCGATGAAAATCAAACAAGGGGTTTTATTGACAATAAAAAATTTATAGCTCAAGAAGGTATGAAAATTCGTACTATGAAGAAATTCGGCCCCCTAACATTTATAATTAAAACAGAAATATATAAACAAAACCCAATGGATGAAAGATTTATAGGCTGGGGTTGGGAAGATATGGATTTTGCCTATAGACTTTCCCTAGAGTATAAAGTCACCAATCTGGGAATTAATGGCCTGCATTTATATCATGATGTCTCTCCGCATAATCCAGAACAAGAAAAAGTCAATAGAAAAATTTTCTTTAAAAAAAGACAAGAGCTAACTTTCAAAAAGTTAAAATTTGACGAGACACAAATAAAACAAATCTTGTCTTCCACAGACATTATAAACAATCTAAAGGCAGAGGGGGCTATAAGCGAGACTAAAATAGTTCATATAATAGCACCAGCGCTTTTGCCGTCAAAAAAAGAGTTATTTCACAGAGAAATATTAGCGATAGAATCTATTATTAAAGAAAAAAAACATTATCCAAACCTAGTTAATATTATGGCCTGTGAAAGTCCAGAAGCCCAAAAATATAGGGAACATTTTGACATATGTTTTCCCACTCGTTCTTCTAGAGACTTGGGAGACGAAAGGGCTCTACCATATCTTCCAGACCTACTAAAAAAAGCTGGAGAAAATTGCGGCGATAACGATATCGTATTTTATACAAATTCTGATTGTTGCTTAGCTCCCGGCACATATGGCAGATTGGAAAATACTAAAACTATGGCTATAGAATACCATAGAAGAGATGTTTTAAATGATCCAAGAACATTATCCGACATATTCGATTTCCCTAACCAATTAAAAGAAACAGGAATTGACGGGATAGCATTTAGAAAGAATTTTTTTGATAAAAATTCTTACTTTGTACCAGATTTTTTTGTTGGAGAACCCCACTGGGACACTGCGGTTTGTGGAGCCCTAAGAACAGCTGGAGTTTCTAGCCAAAATATAATTGATTTATTTCACCCAATCCATAAACAGGCTTGGGATACAAAAAGGTTATCTATAGCGGGTAAACAAAATGATAGGCTCTACAGAGACTTTTTAGAATACGGGATCTCAAAGATTGATGTTCTAAGTGCGCCCAAAGAGAAAATTAAGACATCTGTTGTTCTTGTTTATTATGGGTCTGATGAAAAAAGAATTTCTGCTGCAAAAAGGGCGATGAGCCATTTGTCATATCAAAACATATTAGATACAGAGTTCGTATTTGTTGAAACAGTTAAGGGCAAGACTTCTTTCCCAGAAATAGATAATAAGCCAAATTGGAGACATGTTGTACTAGAAGAGAAAGAAGAGAATAAAGATATTTTTCAAAAAGAGGCCATGATGAACAAGGGAGCAAAAATGGCCAAAGGTAAAATTATCATTTTTTTAGACGCTGATATTTGGACGGGAAAAAACAACTGGCTAGACCAAATTAGTTTAAAGGTTGAGGAAAATAACCTAAAGCTGGTTCATGGATTTTCATTTTGTCAGGATTCAAAAAATCATGATTCTTGTTTTGTATCTTTGGGATTAAATACGTTAAAAAATATTGAATCATCTTTTCACGAAAATCCGGGACTCGTAATAGGAATTTCCAAGGACGTATTGGAAAAAAATGATTATATAAATATATATAGTATTATGGGTGGAGGAGACTCGATGTTAATGCACGAATACGTTTCTCCTAATTATAAACATTGCGAGGCTTGGTTTCAGGCTGGGTTTCCAAAATTAAAAAAGACCTTAAGAAATCTACCAATTTGTTGCATTTTTGACTATGTGGATTGTTTAATTTTCCACGAAAATCACGGCGATGTTAATTTTGATTATTATGGTGCTAGACATCATGCAACGAAATATTTTACCAAAGAAATACAGGAATTATTAGTTCTTGGGGAGAACGGACTATTAGAATGGGTAGATAAAAACTGTGTGGAAAAAAAGATAATCAAAGAAAGGTTTCTAATGACAACGGAGGTCGCTGTTAGAGATATTTGTAGCAAAATAACAAAGGGCTTAGAATGATTAAAAAAGACCTGCTAATAAAAAAAATGGAAAACGGGTTTGCCTGTCGGTACATGATGTATTTGGATGTTTATGATCAACTTGAAAATATTTTAAAAGACGCAGATATATCTAAGATGGAAATAGCCGAGTTTGGCGGATCTTATGGCGCTATAAGAACCATGATTCAATGTCCTAATTTTACGGTATCCAATTTGCCTACACATGACGTTCAAGACTTAATTAATGTTTCTAGTAATAAATATGATATGGTAATATTAGATCAGATATTAGAACATGTGAAAGACCCCTATAGGGCGGTTAAAGAGATGTATCGGGTTCTAAAACCGGGCGGGTGGTTCGTGAATACTTGTCCATTCTTGATATGGGTTCACCCTGCCCCAAGCGATTACTGGCGGTTTACTAAATCAGCTATGCGTTTTTTACTAGAAGAAATCGGAGGGTTTGTAAACATAACAACTAAGAGCTGGGGAAACACGGATGTTATTACGTTTGAAATTAAAAATAAAAGGTGGTACACTGTTGCCCAATTAAAAGAAATGAAAATATGGAGCGAAAGAAATGACCCTAATTTTGAACATATGGTGTGGTCTTTTGCTCAAAAAAGAATGGGAGATACGTGATATCATGACAACGATTACAAAAGAAGAGTTTGACAATGCATATGGCAAAGACCCTTATTTAAAAGATCGATGGTCTTACTTTTCAAAAGTAATAGAAATTCTAAACGAAGAGAAGCCCGTAACCGTCCTCGAATTAGGATCATGTGGCGGCGCTGCCCCTTTTACAATGATTAAGGAGTCCGATACGTTTGATATACGCAAAGATTTATATGACAATCTGACCTATGAGTGGGATGCGACACGCACACCTTGGCCAATAGAAAATAACAAGTACGACATGTTTATAGCCTTACAAGTGTGGGAACATTTAGGGCAAAAACAGGTGGAGGCATTTAAGGAGGTAATGAGAATATCAAGATCTGCTATTTTAAGTTTTCCCTATATGTGGAACTGCCCCAAAGATGTTCATCATATGATCGATGATAAAAAAATAGCGGAATGGACTCTTAATATTAGGCCTAAATCAGTCACAAGGGGTGGCTGTAGAATGATTTATTTTTTTAAATTTTAGGAGATAATATGAAAAGACTCACCTTTATTGTTCCGCTCAGAATAGAGTCAGAAAAGCGTTTATGGAATTTAGAATTTCTCTTAACGAGGTTGAGGGCAAGATATCAAAATAGAATTATTGTAGTGGAAAATAATGCTGAACCTAAACTCACAAAGGCCTTTATAGACAAATATAATATACAATATATTTTTGAAAACACTAAAGACTACCCCGAATGGTCAAGACCAAGAATGGCAAATAAAGGGTTAGTACTATCAGACACGGAGATAAGCGTTATTCAAGACACAGATATGATAGTGGATTATGATTATTTTGATAAATATATTATCAATAATATTGATAAATTTGATTATTTTTTTGGCCCTAAAGAACTATATGAACATAGCGGCGATCTTTTAGCTCCCGATGGGCCGCTTGAGCCAGAAAGGGCAAAGTTTAAGTTTGTCCGGTATTCTCACCCCGGAGGAATACACGTTGCCAAAACCGAGATGTTTATTAAGGCTGGCGGAATGAGTGAATATTTTAACAACTATGCATGGGATGATGTCGAAATAGGTTGGCGAATGGCAAAGTTAAAATATCGTGTAGAGGGCAGTCGATATCCGGGGATTATGCTGCATTTAGCACATCCAAGACCACCCACCTTGCAAGGGAAGAGCTGGTGGGCTGGAAAAGATGAGAATGGAGAATACTTTAAGATAATAGCTAGATTTACAAAAGAAGAATTAGAAAAATATGTTTTAAATGAACTCAAGCCGATGCTAGATAAGCATAAAAGAATAATGGATTAGTAACATGATACCCGTTTCTCTAGGATATACTTGTTTTACAAAAAGTGCTATTGTAAAATGTGGATTCAACTATCCAACCAATATATTTGATTGGTTGGTAAGTTTTAACTTTGGCCTAATGATAACTTCATTAGAAAAGGGATTTGATATATTTAACGATGTTGAGTTAAGTGCGCTACTTGGAGAAGATGTAAAAAGCGCAATATATAATAGAACATATAAATATAGAATGCCGCATGATGGGGAATATTGGAAAAATAAAGACAAAATTATTAATAAATACAAACGAAGATTTGACAGATTCCTACAATACAAAGAAGATCATAATAGCTATTTATATATCAGAGCGGTTAACGATGATGGATATTATGGGCAAGAAAAAGAGGATCTGCTTCAGGAGTATAACGAGAATAACAGGCGGCGAATGAAAAACTTTTTGCCAAGTAGTTCTCTAATAGTATTATTGTCCCATAAAAAGATCAACGAAAATATCAAATCGTGTATCAGGGACAATTATATTTTATTAGATAATGTGTATCAGCCTAATTGTGCGATCTATATTGGAACAATGGAAAACCAAAAATATGTAACGGATTTATATAAGGCGTTTTTTGTATATATATCTAAGAACTTTGAGCTCTTAAGGCAGAGAAATCGAGTAGCGGAAACAGAACTTAATCAAATTATAGAAAAAAAGATATGAGAAAATACCTCATTTTTGATAATATTGTTAGAGGAGCTGGAATAGGGCACATGTTAATGTGTTACAACCATGCCATTCAAATAGCAATGGACGGGGATTTTGAATTAATAGTGCCTCGATGTATTATGGGGCACAAAGGGTTAGGTAAAAATTTTGAATTTGAAGATTTTTTTGGGCTAGAAAAACACCCAAGCGAACAAATAGCAAAGATAAAAGAACAACAGAATTCTTTTAAATATGTTGAGTGGGTTAGGAACGGCTGTGAACAAAATTTTAACTTTAAGAATACCAAATCATTTTTTAAGGAAAAATATTTAAGGACAATTGATTCTAAGATTAGAAAATATAAAAGCCACGCCATTCCTGATAAAATTAATATATCTATTCATATACGAAGGGGAGATATTGTTTCTAAGCAATATTTTGAAAACTATAAAAAAGAAGATTATCGTATATTCCCAGATGTATGGTTCAGGCAGTCTCTTGATGAGGTTCTTAAGGAGAAAAACTACCAACCGTCAGACGTTCATGTTCATGTATATAGCGAAATGCAGGCCGATGGGTTTTATTACAATGAGAAGTCTGAAAAATTTGATTTAAAAAAAGTGTTCGATTTTAGCAATTGCACGTTTCATTTAAGTAGTGATACTTATGAAGACACAACATATGAAGACGTATATAATATGATTACTTCTGATATATTTATAGGGGCAAGATCAGGATTGGCACTAATAATTTCTTTATACAGAGATTGGCAGGATAAGGAGAGTTTTATAGAATCTGTTTATGCCCCTGTCATTAAACTTAATGAGCTAAATTTAATAAAAGTAATAGTGAGACCTAGATGAGACTTGAAGATAAAAACTTGGTTTATTTAAAAGAATTGCAGAAAAAAAGAATCTCTGAAAACCACAACAAAGAAATAGAGAGAAACCCCCACAAGCATTGGTGGTATTTAAAAACAGATAACACTGCATATTTGCGTTCTGTCCACCCGTTCACAATGGCTGCAGATTTTTTTAGAAAAATTTCTCCTAAAACTGTTTTAAATCTTGGAGATAGTCGTGGAGGAGCAGAATCAGTGTACTTTAAAAGTTTAGGGTGGAATTCCCTCCCCTGTGATCAAATTACGTCAGTGCTAAAAATAGCCAAAGAGGAAATTGGTTTTATAGACAACTATATTGAACAAGATGCGGAAAATATGTTTCTTGATAGTGAAAGTTTTGATTATGTTATAACTAAAGAAACCCTTCACCATTTGTCCCGCCCATATGCAGCCATTTATGAAATGCTTAGAGTCGCCAAAGAGGGTATTGTCATTATTGAGCCTCGTGATTATAACTATGAATTTGGTAAAGAAAACTATGAATCATGTGGAAATTTTTCTTTTGGTTTTTCTCTAAAAGAACTGGCCAAGACATTTACGGCAATGAATTATCCTGAGGTTTGTTATAGATATATATGGGAAATACAACCTATTATTGACGAATATGGCTCATGCGGAGGTGAGAAATTTTTAAAGAACAAAGATAACATACAGGCAAAGATAGATCAGTGGTATAATAGCCATGACAAACAAAATGGGCAACTCTTAATGATATTTTGCTTTAAACAGACATGCCTATATCGTGATATTCTCGAAAAGTGCGGATTTACATTTTTAAATATTAGGGGGAATTACACTCTTCCCCAAGGAGATATAAAATGATTATTGAAAAAATAGACAATAAAGACACGTCTATATATACGTGGCCTAACCCAAATTTCCCCTTCTATTATTACCTAAAACATGATAAGTGTAGGATATTTATAATCGCTAATATTTTTCATAATTTTTTATGGTTAAGGGAAGGTAGAAATGACATAAAACCTACTGATTATTTTTTTACATTGACTGGTTTTTTTGTAACTAAATATTCTGCCTCATTAGCGGCTAAGGTTTTAGATCATCTCAAGATAAACAAAGACCAGTTTATAATATTATGCAATGATTTTAGAGATCTACAAAACTATTTAAATAGTGGATTCTCCAACTGCCTTTTAGTAAATAATAACGCATGGTTAAACGAAAATTTATTTAGTGTTATAGAAACTAAAAAAATATATGATGCGATATTGGTAGGAAGGCCAATAAAATGTAAAAGGCTGTATCTGGCAAATAAAGTTAAAAATATGGCACTACTAACGGGGCATGTAACATGGGGAAAGCAAGACGATGGGCTCGTTCTTCCACCACATGTTAATGACGACAGCAAAAGGCTTAATTCCAATGAAATGGTAGAAATTTTAAACAAATCTCGTTGTAGCTTATGTCTATCCGATGAAGAAGGGGCATGCTACTCGTCAGCTGAATCTTTATTGTGTGGGGTGCCCGTAGTTTCCACAAGATCTCTTGGGGGCAGAGACGTATGGTATAATGAAGATAATTCTATCATATGTAATGACAATGAGAATGATGTTGCTCTCGCTGTAGAGCAAATAAAGAGTAAGATGTTTGATGCTAAAAAAATTCGAAGCAGACAAATAACGCTAACTAATTATTTTAGGGATATATTTATCAATAAATTACAAGAGATATTTAGACAAAATACTATTACAGATATTGATGCAAAAAAATACTTTTCAGAGAACTATATTCACAAGATGCAGAAGTCTAGTAGGAATGAAGAGGTTGTGGCGTTCTTAAAAAATACAAATGTAAAATATGGAAAATAAGTGGCGTTAGTAACATCTTTTTTTGTATAATACTGCCGGGTAAAAAATGAAAGAACACAAAATATTCAAACCTGAGATAATGTTAACTGATTATGTAAAATCATCATGGTCTAAGAACATAAAAACCTTAGAAAATAAAATCCCCGTCAGCCAGTTTCTAAAACATAAGGGTATTTGGGCATTAGAAATATCCCCTCAAGTCTCATTGGATTGGTATGCCTTTGGATTACCAGTAAATAAGAATTGGGAACCGGAAAGTTTTGAGGGGGATGCTATTCTCTCTTTTCAAATTTACGCAGAAGGTGAATTTGAATTAAATATATTCTTTGAAGATACTGCAAGTGTTAAAACTGATCCAGTCACGGTAATAGTAAAAAATCCGAATAATACTGATACATGGGACGTAAAAGAGGTGCCAATATCCATTAGAGCGATAAGAATGGTTTTATTTACGGGTGCAGCTAATACTCCTAACTATGTCATTAAAGACATAGTAATTAAGTCTTAGGATGCCATTGTTTCACTTATGAAATTTTCCCATTTATAAAAATGATCGCTTATTGCTTCTTGACCGATCAGATTAAAAGTTTTTATTCCAACGTTCCGGTAAAAAACAATAGAAGGCGCTCCGTATCTATTACATTTTTTTATCATTATTTTTTTGAACAAACTTAATGATATAAGACATCTGTAGGCCAGCTCTTTTCCATTATGTTTTGTGACAAGTGGTAAGATATCTGTCTTTTGAATTCCCCAATAAACGATCTCTGCAATGTCAAAGCACTCTTTCTCAGAATCTGCAAATGGGGACAGGGACATTGTAAGCATAAGCTGAGTGGAAGATCATCAATAAATTTATCGGTATCTAGAAGTTTTTTCCCTATCTCTTTTTGAATTAGAGATCTGGAGCTGGTGTCCTCCCATAACTTTCGGATGGCATCGGCCTGAGACTTATCAAAAAGATTGTCTAATAGAGCTGCCATGAAATTTTATTCTATGGTGGCTCTATTAAAACCTTTACTTTTTATCGTCAAAGAATCCAAGACTTTTATCTAAATCTTTCGCTGATTTAGACCTGTAACTAGTCATACCCTTGGTTAGAGTGCAATACATAGTGTTTATACCTTGGCTATTAGACATATAATCTAATGTGCTACCAGCCCTAACTCCGATACTTCCTCCAGCTTTTATAGAATCTTGATTTGCACCAATAAAAACGAATTCCCATTTTTTTTCAGTTCTATGAGAATCAATCATTTTCATTATCTGTTCCCTGTTAAACTCTTTACTGCGATTTTCTTCTCCATCTGTAATAATAACGAAAACAACCTTTTCTGGCCTCTGTTTTTTAGGTTTATCGTCGATTTGCCCCTCTACTCTGTTAATAGTTCTACCAATGGCATCTAAAAGGGCCGTATAACCCTCAGGAACATAGTTTTTAATGGTTAAATCCTCCGCATCGGCTAAAGGTGCCATATCCATTAAAATGTTATAATTATCACTAAATTGAACTAATGTTATGGTTGCTTCACCCTTTACCTCTTTCTGGTTTTTGAGAAACTGATTAAACCCACCTATTGTATCGTTTAGAACTGAACTCATTGAACCTGATTTATCTAGAACAACTGCCATATGTGTATAATTTTTCTTCATGTTTATTTTCCTTTCTGTTCGAGTGTTAAGTTTCCAACCGGAATTGTTTGTAAAAAGCCCTCTTCATGTCCCTCTATATCTATTTCTCCCTCCTTTATTATTTTTAAAGCATCACATTCACTGCAATAATTAATTACAATAATTGATTCAGGTTTGTCATGCCAGTAGTCTAGCTTTTCTGGATCGTCATAAACGGCCTGATTAATTTTGGCTCCTGCGCCCACTTCTATTTTTTGGGTTTGAACAGACTTAAATAACTTTGAATGATCTGTATATGTTTCTGACACAGCGCCATATCTTAATAATTTCGTTGGCTCAATTGAGTTTGAAGTACAGAGATATGAAGATGTCGTCGATCCGCCTCCTATTACTGGCCCTTTACCTTTTGCATTAGAACCATTAGGTGCTAAATTGTTATCTGTCATTAAGTCTTTACAGGTAGTCCAGTTGAAATCCCATCCATTTTGGGGATCACTAGTGCCCGGAGGATTACATAAAGGCGGAGGATTGTTCGAAGGAATTTGCCAATTAATAGGTGTATGTACAGGAGAGAAAAAATGAGGCTGTCCATAGATGACGTTTCTCACCGTTTCGACTATGCGAATCTCTTTCTTTGGCTTCTTATCTTTAGATATAAAGAAGCTTAATCCGATAGCGTATACTCTATCTTTGCCAATAAGATTAGAAGCGACTCCTCTCATTTTTTCAGCAGTAAGAATATATTGCCTTATGATGCCCTCTACAGATCTAAAACCATCTAGCCATAAGAAACCGTCTGGTGTTCCTGTAGTACAAACATAATTTTGTTTAGGCCACTTATAATCGCATTTAGAACAATATCGGTCAGGTCCAAATTTAATTTTATGTTTAGGACATTCTTCGATATACTGTTCAAGTTGTGCATCCTTACAGGGCATACCAGTGATAGGATTAATGCCCTGAACAGATATAACAATAGCTACGTGATGAGTGTTGTTTGAATTTTCGTTAAAATCTAACCACATCCCTTTGCTCTCTATAACTGGAACAAAGAAACTTTTTACGATCCCTTCACTCCTAAGCCAATCTTTGGGGCATGCAGGATATTTGTCAACTAAGTAGGGCATTCTTTTGGCGTATGGTGGCAGACCAAACGTTGTATCTCCACTAAGAGCCTCAGGCATATTAAATCCGACGTAAAATCCATTATTTCGCATCAGGTAGTTATGACAAGAGCCGTCAAATATATCGTTATCTCTTTTCATTTTAGATTCCTTTTTGTATTTTTGTAAAAAGATGGGGAGGTCGTTTTAGAGACCTCCCCGCTCTTAATTAGTAGTTTCGATTGCCCTTAATACCAAAAGGGTCTTGTTTCTTGCCATTAGCTGCTTCCATCGTTAAAATGAGTTTGGGAAGTTCATTTTTCTTAGCTAATTCTCTAAACTCAAGATCGGCCTCAGGGTAAACTTTTCTTAACGCCGTTAATCCTTTTATTGCTGCCTTATTTTCTTGAGTGTGCGCTAATTTCATAAGCTCCTGTATTTGGAACCTATCATTGACATCGATGTCTCCTCTATCGACAATAATGCGACAGAATTGTTTTACTTCTAGGCCTACTTCTGACCAATTGACTCTGTTAACAATTGAACGACCTCTCTTTAGGGGCTTGCCTTCAAACAATGGATCTTCTTCGACCATTTGATTTGGAACTTGACCAATAGCAAATACTCTAACTAGGACACCATCTGATTCAACAGTGTCTTCCTCAGAATATCCCTGTTCAAGATCTGCAATGTAATTAGCCGTAGCCTCAACATCTATATTTTTGGAATCAGGTTTAAAGACGATAACTTTTTTGTCTCCAAATCTTTTTCTTAACGCTACGGTAATAGGATGATTAGGTTGTTCAGGATGATAATGTTCAAGTAATTCAGATGGCTCAACGTTTTCAAGTTTTAATTTGAATCCGTATTTGTTTTGAAGAGCAACTAGCTCAGGATCTAAAGTCTCAGTTTTATTGCTGCCTTTTGGCCCCCTTAGATATTTCATTGCTAATCTAACCTTAGCAATTGGTATCGATCCGTATATAGGGTTGTCGCAAAATATTGCCCTGATATCACCAAATGGTGTAATACTATCGTCTGAAAGCATTTCGAGTCCAGCTGGTTCTTTTTCAACACCTAGTTGTTTGAGCCCCTTTTCAACAGTTTGGACAGAGAGTCCCATAAATGTTGCCGCAGTTTGAATGCGGGAGTCCCAAGAATCTGGTATTGAGGTTTGTGTTGCGGTGTTTAACTGACTTACTGTTTGTGTGGATGTAGACATGTTTAGTCTCCTTTTCTTTCACACTCTCTCCTGATTCCCTCAGGGCGGGGAACACACTTAATTATGCATTCAACCATAGTATATTACTTTATCATAAAATTGTCAATAGCAAAATGTATATTTCTAAAATAGCTAAAGTTACTATTTTAGAATAATTTCAAAATAGTTAAAGTTACTATTTTAGAATAATTTCAAAATAGTTAAAGTTACTATTTTAGAATAATTTCAAAATAGTTAAAGTTACTATTTTAGCGTAACCCAAAATAGTTAAAGTTACTATTTTCAGGCACCATAAAAATGTCATAAGCTATTTAAAACAAACGCTTTATGACATTCGATATACCCACTATAATATTAGTATATATTATATAATATTAGTTAGAAATCTTCTAGTATTACTTTAGAGACAGTAGGAAGATATATATCTTATAGAAAAATTCGGAGTTAAGAAGTTTACAAGGCAGAAGATTATACTTCTCCCGGAATAATAGGAGTAGTAGTAGCTACTGAAGAAATGCTATCCATTATGCCTACTAATTTTTCTCCTCTTGATTTAACTTGTGCAAACCATTTAGAATCTTCCATTTCTCTTGCTGCTTGTCTAAAGTTATTTTGTTCTAGAGCCTTTTTAAACTCCTGAAACTTATTTAGACCATCAAATCCCATATTATATGACATATCTATTAATACCATTTTTGCGTCATGAGGTAATGAATCAAAGTTATTGACAAATCTTTTAGCATTATTTATCGCAAGGTTAAGATCATATTGAAATAGGGATCTGATTTCTTTTTCAGTTAAAATTCTTCGGCCTTGTCTAACATCATTGTAGTCTATTCCCATGTTTTTAAATAGCGTTTTTGCTAATGATCTATCGAGATTAAATCCCAATCCAATTGCTAAATTACCCGCTGGATCTTTATAGACTTTTGTTTTATACCCCTCATTACTCTTAATAAAGTTATACATAGTGTCGAAAGAAGGTATACCACTAGGGGCCTGAGTTGGAGTTTGAATGCTAGTGTTTAATTGTTTTGGTTGTTTTATTTTGCCCTTACTCATTTGTTTTTCCTCATTAGGAGTAGTTTTCCATATATTAATAGCCTTATTAACCGTATCTTCATCTTGTAAAGCAGATAAAATTTCCTGTTGTCTTACGTTTGTTTTTCTAGATGCCGCTTCAACAGTCGTACCGTTCAATACCATTAGCACCGCCGCTAAAAGTCCAGAAAATATATTCTCTTTCCATCCTGCTTCTTTGATCAATTCTTGGGCTATGGAATGTTTAGTATACCAATCTAGTCCATTCAACTGTTTTAATTCGCTTCTTATCTCGCCTATTTTTTTAAAAGGTATTTTATTCATTAGTAGGACATCTCCATTAAATATTTGAATAATAATTCTAGAAAAGGAGTAAAATAACCTTTAATAAATAGTCTCTAAAAATGGATAAGAGATTATGTGCGTTAAATATCATGTAAGAATATGGGGACGAAATAGACTTAGAATATGATAACACGCATGAGATAATAAACAAGGCGGCAGATAAAATTTAAATAGGGATACAATTAGAATTTAAATTTTAGAAACTTTTGTATAATATAACCACATTGAGATTATTGTAAAATGGGGAAACTAAAATGGACGAATTTGTGACAGCTATAAAACAGAATATTGAAAATGGATTAAATCCAACTCCAATTAGAAAGTCAAGCAAATGCGTTGATTTGTTAAAAATTATTCTTGCCAACAACTCGGAAATAAAAATATTAGACGATAAGTGCAGTCAGGATGGAGACGTAAGGTTTGATATTCCTGCTCATTCAGTGGGGTTAAATTATGAGACCTTGATTAAATACAAGACAGAATTTTCTTCCCAATACGTAGTTAATTTTTTGGGAGAGCTCTTTATAAGAGAACATATGGAAAAATTTGTAAAGATTCTTATAGATCTCAAAGAAGATTATTTGCCGATGGTTAATAAATATGAACATAAAAAATTTGGAATGAAAGTTTTTAGGGACAAATTATCTTTTATATTTCATGTCAGTTTAATTCAGGCTATTCTTACAGAAGATTTGAAAACAATGTAATTATGAAAATAGAAAGAGAACCCAAATCATTAGTTTATATTCCTCCTATGGCTAAAACAAATATAGAAAATAAGCCAATGGCCCCTCCTATGACCGAATACGAAGAAGGAAAGGCTGTCTTTGACGAAGATGCTGTGAAAAACTTAGTACAAGGAAAGTATGGTAAAAATGATCAAAGCAATATCACCGGACTTTAAGATTGATTTAAATAAAATTCCTACTGTAAAGATTAAATCTATTGCCTTTAAGAACTTTAAAGTTTTTGAAAATGTCACTTTTAATTTTTGCAGAGATGATGAGTGTGAGAATTTTACTTGTTTTTTTGGGCCTAATGGTTGCGGAAAAACAACAGTCTTAGACGCAATTTCTATAATTTTCTCTAAATATGACGGAAGAGATATCCAGAGATTGACGGCTTTACTTGGAAAATCAGTAAGACATGTCGATGGAGTTCAGAGAGCGGTTTATGACAAAGATACTGATTTTTTAATTACCGCACAGATAGAATGTTCTCTTGGAGATTATGAGGTTCAGTTAACTAAATCTGGGTTTATTAAAGATCATCCAGATGCTCTCAAAGAGATAATTCAGAGAATTTGCTTTTATGCTAAGTTTGATCAGGAACTGCATCAATTTCAGTTGCTAAGAAAAAAATGGAATATATTTAAAGAGCTTTTTGGAGCGGTTACGGGTTTCAGTATTGAAGAAATAACAACTCCTTTCAACGCAGAAGATAGCAACCTTAACTCTCCTCAGGATGATATTTTAAGAAAATACGTATTGGGTTTTACTATTCATAAACCCAATGAAATTATCAATCATAAAGAATGTAGCGCTGGAGAAAGGAAAATTATTAAATCTTTTTCCACTCTTTTAAATAAAGAAGTAAATCCAGCAATAGTGTGTATAGATAACGCTGAAATGCATGTAGAATCGGGTAGGCACATTCAACTAATAGAGTCGATGAAGAAATGCTTTCCCCAGAGTCAAATATTCGCAACCACACATAGTTACCAGATATCTAGAAATTTCGGAAATAGAAATCAGCTTTATGATATGAGAATGATAAAGGCAAACGATATTATAAAATATGAACCTTGGAGACTTTATGTTTCAGATGAAATTAAAGACAATATCTCGAAAATAAAAAGTTTTGCGACCTTAAAAAATAAGGAACTATATGTTCTTGAGGGAGAACAACTAGTCGAAAGGTGTTTAAATAGCAAAGACGATTTTAATCTTAGAATAGATTGTGAAGATTTTTTAGAAAAAATACCTTCGTTTTTCATTGAAGATATTATGTATTGTTATGGCAGCAAAAAATAAAAAAGGGTGAAATATTTTTCTTGATGAACAATTAGCATCGGGAGAAAAAAAAATATGAAAATATATACTAGGGAAGAAGCTATTAAGAAATCTATTGAATATTTTGAGGGAGATAATTTAGCTGCAGAAGTTTTTGTAACCAAATATGCGATGAGGAATGAAAAGCTTGAACTTGTAGAGGCAACACCAGAGCAAATGCACAGGAGGTTAGCTAAGGAGTTTTTTAGAACAGAAAGTAAGTACCCTAATCCGATGACGGAGGAAGAGATTTTTGGTCTTTTTGATCATTTTAAATATGTCGTTCCCCAAGGTAGCCCAATGTTTGGCATAGGAAATCCCTTTCAAAAAGTGAGCTTTAGTAATTGTTTTGTAACTAATGTTGTTGACAGTTACGGTGGGATTTGCAGAGCTGATGAAAGAATTGTCCAAATCAGTAAGCGCAGAGGTGGTGTTGGTTTAGACATTTCTCCTCTTCGACCTAAGGGCATGCCTACTAAAAATAGTGCCTTAACTACCGACGGAATAAAAGTTTTTATGGACAGATTTTCGAATTCATCCAGAGAAGTGGCACAGTCAGGCAGAAGGGGGGCTTTGATGCTGAGTAATTCTGTTCATCATCCCGAAATCATTAATTTTATTACGGCCAAGAGGGACACGACGAAAGTTACTGGGGCGAATATTTCTGTTAGGGTTACTGATGAGTTTATGAGGGCAGTTAACAAAAAAGAAACCTATGAACTTAGATGGCCTGTAGATAGTGTTAAGCCACAAGTTAAACAGGAAATGAAAGCAAGAGAAGTGTGGGATGAGTTAGTTAGGTCTAATTGGATGAGCGGTGAACCCGGTATTTTGTTTTGGGACACGATAGTTAGAAATAGTCCTGCTGATTCTTATTCTGATTTAGGTTATACAACCTGTTCTACAAACCCATGTGGAGAACTACCGCTTGCAGGGAATATGGGGAGCTGTATTTTACTTCTCCAGAACCTTGCTTCTTACGTATTAAATCCTTTTACTAAAGAAGCAAAGCTAGATGAAGAACTGCTAAAGAAAAATACTCGCAAAGCAATGAGACTAATAGACGATATGGTTGATCTTGAAATTGAAGCGATACAGAAAATAATTGAAAAAATAAAATCAGATCCAGAAGATGACAAAACCAAGGCTAACGAACTAGATTTATGGAATGGCGTTCAAAAAACATGCAAGGAAAGCAGAAGGACTGGGCTGGGGGTTACTGGGCTAGGGGATTGCATAGCTATGTTAAATATCAAATATGCAAGCAAGGAGTCACTTCCTATTGTTGAAACTATTTTTTCTATTATTAGAGATGAGGCGTATCGTTCTTCGATTCAGATGGCGAAAGAACGGGGGGCATTTCCTATCTGGGACAGCAAAAAAGAAAAAGATAATAAATTCTTAAACAGACTGCCAAAAGATATTTTTACGGAAATGTCGAAGGTGGGTAGAAGAAATATCGCTTGTTTGACAGTCCCTCCTGCTGGTTCTGTTTCTACATTAACTCAAACAACATCTGGTTTTGAACCCGTTATTTTTGCAGAATATACTCGTAAAAGAAAACTAACGGACAACGACAAGGACAAACCTGATTTTGTAGATGCAATGGGAGATAAGTGGAAAAATTATAAGGTTGAACATCACGGCTTGAAGACATTTACGAAAATTACTGGATTACAATTTAAAGATAGTCCTTATTTTGGAGCACAGGCAGAAGAACTTGATTATGAAGCAAGAGTAAAAATGCAAGGGTTGGCCACTGCTTATGTTGACCATGCAATATCTTCTACGATTAACTTGCCTAATAGCATAGATATAAAGACAATTGAAAAGCTTTATCAGTTGGCATGGGAGGTGGGATGTAAGGGCTTGACAATTTACAGATCCGGTTCAAGAGATGGTGTATTAACGAAGGCGGCTTCTACCAACACTAGGGAATGCGATGATTGCGATGAAGCTGGCAAAAAACTCAAAGAATTAATTCAAGAGGGTAAGCGTCCTACAAAGATACTTCCCTCTACTGCTCCTAAAAGAGAACAAATTCTACCATGCGAAATTCATAGAAGTAAGATTGGTAAGGGTGACTGGATATTTTTTGTTGGCATGTTAAATGGTCAGCCTTACGAAGTCTTTGGAGGTAATAGTAATAAATTTACCATACCTCATAAATATAATACCGGATGGATTCTTAAAAACGGTAAGAATAAAGCTGGAATAACTCAATATCACTTGATTCTTGGTTCCCTGACAGATGCTAATGAAAAGTTGGAATTTAAAGACATTAATAAGCATTTTAATAATAAGGAATATGGTGTCCAAACCAGACTAGAAAGTTTATCTTTGAGGCATGGAATTCCTATACGGTTTATATGTGAACAAATTACTAAACAAGGCTGTGCCGGAGATTTATTTAGTTTCCAAAGAGCTATGGCAAGGGTTCTAAAAAAATACATAGCCGATGGAGAGCTTAGCGGAACGGAATGTCCGGTCTGTCACTCGGAAGATGTATATTATAAGAATGGCTGTCCCACCTGTAAGGTTTGTGGTAATTCTAACTGTAGCTAATTTTCAATAAAACCTAGAGGGTTTTGACCCGCTTCTCTTGAAATAATAAAGAAAAGCGGGTTTTTTATGCGCACATATAGAATAACAGCAGAAGATTCGACGAAACCACATATTTTAGATATTTCGGCGGAAGAAACGTTTGAACAACGCTATGACAAGCATTTAAAAGATTTAGAACTAAAAGCCCAAGGTTCAGAAGGTGATCCTGAAGAAGTGGAAAAGGTGTATCAGGAAATTAAGATGGTACTTAAGGAATTAGAAAACATCGAGGAAAGCTTTAAAAACAAAAACCTAATACAGGGTTTTAAATCTAAATTTGAAAAAATATTGAAGAAATATTTTAGTTCTAAATATGCTAAAGATATGGCTGATGAAAAGCAAGGCGAAGAATCTAGCAAAAGTACCTTAAGTGATGTCGATGGTAAATCTGAGAATACATTAGTTTCTGCCCCACCGCCAGAAGGCTCTCAGGCTGAGAGAGAGATGGCCATTACCCCGTCAGCACCCGCTATGGCTCATAATAAAACGAGACTCATGAAACTCACATCCTTTATATACCCACCATTTGATAATAACATCAGGAGGGAAGTACTTGAACATTTTGCTAATCATGCAATTGAGGCAATCAAACATAAACATAAAGGTTTAGGGTATACCTTAGATATTCAAAATAATGAAATTAAGATTACTGATGCTAATGCTGTAATAATCAAGATAAAGATAAATGAGTTTTTAAATGTGACAAGCATTATCCCGTCAGGATCATTGTATCAGATATGTCCCTACCATTCTGTTGAATTCTACCAAAAATATTGGAAACCCATTGTAGAGAGCATTGGACATTTTTGTATCGGAGATCCATCAATTTTATTAGCGGTGGACAATGTGACGTTGCCAGATGTTCCTAAAAACCGCAACGTATCTTTTATTTTGGAATGTTGGGATACGGCGACAAAGAAGAAAGAAAACATAGCTCTTTCATTCAAGGGTGAAAAACCTATATGGGTTTTTGAAAAAGAATCAGCAGCAGATAATATA